GCTACAGCAAAACCGTCATACCTCCCTAAAAAAATTCCAACAATACCTGCTCCAAACATTTCCCATGATTCTATCTTGGGCTTTCCACAGTCTATATATCTAAACCCTTCTTCTGTTTTTAAAACTTTCCTTAACCTTATCCTTTTTTGAAAAAGACCATTTTCAAAATCAATCTCAATTAAGTTTCCTATTTGGAAATTATTGAATTCTTCATTCCTTTCCAAATATCTTTTAATATTATGTTTATTCTTTTTAGTATTAAATTTTTCCATATGTTATTTTAAATTATTTTCTTTTTTAAAAGAAAAAGCCCAGTAAAACTGGGCTTTTCGTCACAACAGATTCATTGTCAGTAGCTTTGAAACTTACCCTTAGACTTCTTCATCTGTACAGCTAGATCACCACTACGAACGTGATCCATAGTACCACTTTCAGTTACAACCCACATGACACGAGCATTCATAACTTGTCCCATTGTAGGAGCATAACCGTCAGTTAGAATAATGATACCACTCCAACGACCACGGTTCTCAGGAAGATTACAGAAATCAGCAACAGCCTGGAAATCAGTACCACCCGCACGAGTACGCAGAGGAGGGAATGGATCATTCTTACGCCAACGACGATAGCTGCTCTCGTCAATCTCAGTATCGAAATGATACGTATCAAGTTCAACAAGAGCAGAAAGGTTCTGTAGTTCACCAAAAAGAAGTGCAATATCTTCATCTGCCATAGAACCCGATTGATCCATAAAACAAGCAAAGTTTGCATGATATGGACGCTTAACACCAGGATGGATATAAGGCATCTTCTTATTGATACGCTTCATTGAACTATTACGCTCAACGGAACGACAGCGACCAATAAAGTTCTTAATAACACTACGCCAATCAACTTCACGGGAAACCATCTTGCGAATCATTTCCTGAACGCTAGCTGGCATATTACCCCAATTGTTGGTACGATCTGCATTCTTAGCAGCACCTTCAATCATGTCCTTGATCTTGCCACGAAGCTGTTCTGCAACTTCTTCAGGAAGATTACCCCAGCCACTATGATCGTCCATAGAATCAATTGGAGAATTCATAATGTTGATAGCACCTTCGCCGTCGCCACCATTCTTCTCACGTTCTTCATCACGAATCCTACGAAGCTCTTCAAAATAATAATCAGAAGCTTCAAGAGGCTTTGCAGTCTCAATGAATTCTGCAAATCTACCCTCAACAGGCTTTCCAGTTGAAGGATCAATCGGACGATGACCAGGAATCAAACACATCTCTGGAAGATTTTCCTTGCCAATAATGCTGTTAATAGCAAGATCAGCAGCCCAATTGAAAAGCTTCTGATTGTCAGGATCAGTAACACCACGACCAAAAATATGCTGGAAAATTAGATGATAAAGCTCATGCTTAATAACTCCTACTCGCTGATGCTTAGTAAGAGAACGGAAGAATCTAGGATTGTATCCAAGAATAATTTCATATTCTCCACGTCCATCACGACGAAGACCAACATAAGCTGTAGGTGCCTTTAGATCAAGAACCTTGGTTAGCTCCATGCTGATTTGTCCAAGGAAAGGATCGTTCATATAAACATATAGGAAATCACCATCGAATTCACGAACTGAAAAAAACTCTTGTTCGTTTTCGATAGTTCCTTCAAGTTCTTCTTCAAGACCTGTAAGGACATCGCCTTCACTCTGATTAGTATTTGATTCAGTATTACTCATTTGTTCCTCTTATTCTTTATAACACACATGTGTACATTTTTAACCTATTACTGTGGAACCTTACCAATAAATAAGGGAGTAAAAAACACCTAAAAATAAATAGATGAAAACTTTTTTTCATAATCAGTTTAAATGTCCCGGCATAGGTGCTATAACAAGAATATAGGAAAACAACCCAACAACAAGTTTTCTAGGAGAAGTAAAAATGAGTCTAGCACTACCCGTAGGAATGAAGTCTATGCAGACGCTAATCTCTAGCGTCTCCCCTGATATCACGGTTTGTGTCCGTGGGGGTCACGCAAAGGGAAAGTCAGAAGGTGTTCATCAGGCAGCCGAACTTTGCCATGATGATTTCTATCTTGATCCGGCTAATTGTGCTCGCATGGTTGAAGAGCTTAAGAATGAGCCAGCTATTGCGAAGCGTCTTGCAAAGTCTGGTGGAGTTTGGACCCACGATATGGGTCTGCCCGTCGTTGAGCGTCGTCTCTCACAGATGACCGAGGGTGATACTATCGGTCTTCCCAAGATGGAAGGTCGTTACACTTCTTTCAAGCCATGTGATTGGCTTATCTATTCCTGTGATTTCCCTGTTCTTCTTTTCCTTGACGAGCGTAATCGTGCGCTAGAACAGGTTAAGCAGTCTGTCTTCCAGCTTGCTGATAGCAAGGCTTTCTACGGTAATCGTCTTCATGATGGAACCCGTATTGTAATCGCAGAGAATATCGGTGATGCTTACACCGTTAATCAGTCTGATCCGGCTGAGATCTCTCGTGCTGCAACTGTTATGCTTGAAACAACTACTGAAGAGTGGATTGAATACGCTCGCAAGATTTGTAATCCTGCGACCGTTGAATTCATCATCAATAGCCCAAAGTCTCTTGAACATAATGGTAATTTCGAGGCTAACAAGAAGTACCCAGACCGTCGTAGCTGGGTTAAGCTTGACAAGGAACTTACTCGTCTAGGTCTTTTTGATAACCCACATGAACATATGCTATATGTTCTCGCTGGGGCTTTCCTTGGAACAGAAACTGCTGGCGCTTTCCATAAGTTCTGCAAGGAACGTGAACGTCATGTCAATGCCAAGGATATCCTTATGGATTGGACAAAGGCTAAGACTCGACTTGGTTCTCAAATCAGCAATGAACAGTTTATCGAACTTGCTCATAAGCTTTCAGAATGGCTTGTAAAGGGTCAGCTTGACGATAAGCAAGCCGATCAACTTGCACTATACATGAAGGATTGCCCCCCAGAGCCTCGTCTAATGGTTTGGGTTGGAAGTCAGAAGAATTATAAGAATCTTGTAAAGCTTCATCCTCGTGTTGAGCAGCTTATCGTTGCTACCGCTACCGGAACTGACACTACTAACATTAATGTTGTCACCGGTCTAAAGAGCAAGGCTGATAAGGAAGAGTCTGATAGCTCTACTTCTGATGCAAAGACTCGCACCCGAGGTGCTCGTAAGTGATGTTTGTCTCCTAGACAATGTTGGGTTGATGGAGAGAGGTTTGTTAGGTTCCTCTTAAAAACCTATCATCTGCCTCTGAAGCATACTGGTCATGCACCTCACTCGTAATGAGGAGAAAGCTGGTTCGATTCCAGTCGGAGGCTTTAAAAAATTATTATGTATTTTGTAGTTACTTGCACATAATTAATTTTTTATTTCTAATGTTTATTATTCAAGCCCCCTTAGCTCAGTTGGCCAGAGCAACCGCTTTGTAAGCGGTAGGTCATCAGTTCGAATCTGATCGGGGGCTAGTCCACGGAACTTGCATTAATTATTCTATTATAAATTTTCGAACCCCGTAGAACAATTATCCTACGGACATTAAGGGGTTTGATAATGATAAATGATTCCTATTTTTTAGGAAATATCCCTGTTCATTTATTGTGAAACTGTTTATCAGGGAGAGTGTCTCAATAGGGACTTGTGCAAAGAATAAACTATTGAGACACGGATCTTTTTGTTGACCTTATTGGTCTTCTATCGGTATATTTATTTATGATGAGTAAATCTAAAAAAACACCAAAATTGTCAAGTACGCCTGAACCTAAACAAAAAACAACTAAATTATCCGAAATTATTATATCTTCTATGGATAAAGATGTTGCTGCAAGAGTTGTTTTATCTGGAGTATCTCTTGATTACGCTCATTTATTAAAAATATTTACCGCCGCTTGTGATGAAATGTACTTCAGAACTCTTGTTCGTGCTTTTAAAAATCCAGAAAGTGAAAAATTCGAATCCAAAGAAGAAATCATGGATGAACTCACTAAAAATGGGTTCAAATACTGCATATATCACGATTCTTGGTTGATAAACTGAAAATAAAAAAAAGATGATAAATAGTTTATAAATCAGAAAGTAGATGCTATAGTAAAAGAGTAGAGAGTATAGTGCGAAAGGCGAACAGGTACAGCCGCTAGTCTTATATACTAGGCACGACTTGTGGGTTCGAATCCCACTCGCACTATTAATAATCAAGTAAAATTTGTTTTAAACATATTAAAATTAAGCTCAGAATATTCTATTGAACATATCGGTAGAATGTTAAAGGTATCTGGTAATGCGGTAAGAAAAAAAATAAAAAAACTAAAAGAAAATAGTTTACAAATAGAAAACCAGATGATATAGTAAGAGAGTAGAGATTGATAGAAAAAGCTTGAAAATACATTAGGGATCATGTTGGAATAGGCAGACAAAGCGCACTTAAAATGCGCCGCCCGAAAGGCGTCCCGGTTCAAGTCCGGGTGATCCCATATATGCGAACACCAGAAGAAATAAATAATATACGTGAATGCTGGTATAATCAGATTAATCAATCTGAAGCATCACGTCGGCTTAATATAGCTAGGTGTACAGTTAGAGATTATTACAATCGTTTCTCCAATGGAGAGTTGCTGGAAACTAAACCAGTCTCTCTGTTGGAGATTTTGCTTTTAGATAAATCTAAACAAGAAGCATATGCTTATCTTTTAGGATTATATCTTGGCGATGGTCATATAACAAAAACCAAATCATTGAAAAATGGAAATGAAGTATATAAGTTTCGTATATTTCAAGATGCAAAATATATAAATCTTATACAGCTTTGTATTCATAAAATGAAAGCGGTTTTTGAAACTGAAGTAAATCTTTGCAACATGCCTGGGTGCAAAGAAATAATATGTTATAAAAATAATATGCCAGAGATATTTCCGCAACATGGACCTGGGAAGAAACACGAAAGAGAAATTATTTTACGAAACTGGCAAAAAGAAATTATAAGAGAATATCCGAAAGAATTTTTAAAAGGTCTTATTCATTCTGATGGATGTAGATATCTTTCATCACCTAACAATTTAAATTCTGTCAAATATGAATTTAAAAATATGTCTTCTGATATTTTAGGATATTTTGATTGGGCATGTAGTTTAATAGATGTTGATACTCGGCGTCATTCTTGCGGTAAAGCTTCTATATTGAGAACAAAGAAAGATGTAGAGATATTTGAAAGTTTTATTGGACCGAAGAGTTGAAGAAAAAATAACAAATGCCGCTAGGATTAATTTCTTAGCGGCATTTTGTTGTTACTATAAATCTATTTATATATATGCGATTTCAAGAGTCACCTTGGTACATAAAATTATGGCGATACCGTTGGTATTTGGTTGTACCTTTTTGGAGTTTGAAGTATTATTTATTTCAATTTATTGATGCATTTCCTTTGACATGGAATCAATGTTTTAATATAGCGAAGGGTGAAGCCAGATATAAAATGGGATGGATATATACTTACGAAGAATTGAAACGACAAATTATTAAATGAGAGCGGCTTTATTACGAAGCCGCTTTTTCTTTTTTGTTTTTATAATTTTATAAATAAGTTGATAATATAATTTAGTGTTGTATAGTAGATGAATAAGGAGATTCCAAGATGACCTTTCGAACTGTACAGCATCGTTTTTGTTCTCGTTGTCGTTGTGAGCTTAGTGATTATGCTTCAATGGAGCGAGGGATGGGTCCACAGTGTGCGGGAAAGAGCACGGCATTGTATGCCAAGACTATTCCAGCGAATTATGCTATGGCTAATATTTTTGGTCTAGCGATCAATGATACTTTTGTTCATGCAGATTGTTTGCCTATTTGGCTTGAAACGAAGCAGAAGCTTTTGGAGGCAACTCAGTACACTGCTTCTTTGGAACAGAGTAATACTTTTTCTTGGACTGGAGAAGATCTTCGTAAGATTGTAAAGAATATTGATTATATTCTTTCTTATCGACATCCTCGTGAAACTACTCGTGAGAATCTAATCAAGGTTGTTATGCATCTTGGTTACATTGGTTTGGCTGGAGTTCTTTCTGGAGAGGCTTCTACTGGCGAGGCACGTCTATGGTTTGAGGATGGTTTTATTAAGCTTCAGGGTAGCCGCAATAAGCACGCTTATAGAGCATTTGCGATGCTTCGTGGAACCAAGCTGCCTCGGGCTGTTGGACAGCCTTACGTGGCTCCTATTAGCCTCCTAGAGCCGTTTCTATCTCTTGTGTTGCAGTACTACCCTATGTATGCAGGAGACTTTGATATGATTCGTAGAGAGGCTAATGCTTGGGTACCGCCGCCTCTTTCTCAGCAGCCGATTTCTACATCTCCCGTTGTTCCAGATTCATTGGATGGAATTGCCTATATTCGAATTAGGAGTGAAGACTTTACTCTTCAGTTTAATTGGATGCGACAGCATAATATGAATTCTTTTATCGCTAATCTAAAGAATTCAATTCCATATAATGAGCGTGCATTTGATGTTGTTACAAAGCTGTGGCGATTCAAGCATTCTCATTTGGAAACTGTGAAGAATCTAATTAACAATACAGGATTTTTTACAGAAACTATTGAGTTTAATACTGGAGAAAACACTCCAGCAAATTCATACGCCAGATCAAGTACAGGTTATTCTAACCATCGTTATCATTACTGAGAGAAACAAAGAAAAAGCCACCTTGCGGTGGCTTTTTTCATTCTACTGTATTAATGGTTTCGGTTGGTATTATATTTGTTTTATTCTCTGATTGGTATTTTTGAAAACATTCTAAATGAACATAATTTCCATCAGATTTATATTCACTTAATGGTATTGCAGCTTCAATCATTTCATTACATATTTTACATTTAACAGAGATCTTTTCTTCTTCAGGGATCTTTTTTTTATTAGCTTCAAGATCTTTATTAAGACCTAATAGACCATATCCGATAATATCGCCATATGGAGATTCCGAAAAAGCATCTTTACGTGTAGCAATACGTTTAAGCTTATCAAAGATACGAACCACACAAAGCATATCCCCATAAGATTCTGGAGGGATTCCGTTTGGGTATAATAGTCTTAGGAAATCTCCTGCTTGATCAAAGGAATTTCCATAGGCGGCATTTTTCTCTTCTACAAGGTTGCCGATTTGCTCTGCTAATTCTTTATATTTACCCATTTTATTCTCCATCAACTAATTTCTTGTTCAGCTTGATTAATTGCAGCGGCTCTTACTTCTTCATCTGAATCTGCATTAACACCGGTATATGTAATATGATCCGCAGAGTTATCTCTCATAATCAAAGCTGAATCTAGTATTGCATCGATATATTTTTTATATTCTGGAATTGAAAGAACTTTGCTATCGAAATCAGTTTTATAGAACTTAACTTCAGTTTCTAGTTCTCCAGTTTTAGCATTAGTTACTGTAAAATTTTTCCAAGCTCCAGTACCGGTAATTGCGACAAGTTTATTATCTGGAGTTTTGATTCCTTCTTTAGCCGTATCACAATGTTGTCGTAGAAGGTCAAACAACTCTTCATGTTCTACGATACCTTTACCGAAATGAATTTGGAACATACATTCTCTGAATGGTTTAGCGACTTTATTTTTAATTGTTTTGGCAGTAACCTGAATGCCAATAACTCTACCATTATGTTCTATTTGTTTTCCACCATGTAATTTGATACGGATAGAACTTGCATATGGGATTGCCATACCACCAGGAGTAGTAGTTGGATCACCATACATTGTATTATGAGAAAGAATACCATTACTTAAATAAGAATGTTCTCCTTCTACTTCGATATCAGCAATCTCAATAACCCCATCAAGATGTTGAATATTGAAATTTTCCCATCCTTTAATTGTGAGAACTTTAAAAGCTTCTGAAGCTTCCATTAAAGCAGCGACTTCTTGATATGTTTGTGTTTTTGTCTGTATGCTTTCAACAAACAACTTGTGATCTGGTGAGCAATCTAGAATAAGTCCACTATTTGTAGTAACTCTCATGTGTGGTGCATTTGATTTACGAACTGCATTTAATACTCTTTTCCAAACAAGAGAGCCAGATTTGTCAAAAGTTTGAATTTCCCAACCATCTACAGGGATAGGTTGATTTATCTCCATATTTTCGAAATTTAGACCAATATCTTTAAATAATTGTCTCATTGTTCCACTTTGCATTTCGTTATAATCCTTTCTAATTTATAAAATATATCATCTTTATTATGCTTTAAATCATTTTCCCAAATTGGAAATACATTATAGCCTATTTTTCTAGCATAATTTTTCTTTGTAAAATCTCTGCGTATTGCCCATTGTTGGTAGTCATTAATGGGATTTTCGTATAAAGCTGGATTACAATGCCAATAATCTCCTTGAATTTCTATAAGGAGATTAGTTTCTATAATTTGAAAATCAAAAAACCATTTTGAACCAGGTTCTATTTGTACTTCTTGTCGATAATCAATATTTTTAGATTCCAAATATTTTCTTACTGTTTGTTCTGGTAAGCTTTCTTTTCTTTCAGACCAACTAGTTTCGTCATACGAATGTATTTTTATCTCCGAATCTTTTTTATTTAATGCGGCAAGAATAAGTTTTATGGTTTTTGTTCCTAATCCAACTAAAGAAGCTATTCGTTTATAACGATATTTTAATTTTGTAAGTCTAACAACTTCATTAACAGCAGATAAATCTATGTCATTTTCCAACCATTTAATTTGCCAAGGTATTCCATCTGGATATAATAATTTTTTATATCTTCTGTAGACTCTTTCTGATATATTGGTTTTAACTATAATATATCCATCTGGCATACCCGCTTCAAGATAATATTTCATTTCTTTTTGTTTTTCTTCAGATAAAACAATTTGTCTTGATAAGCCAATATTCTTTTTTCGTTGTTCATCGTAAGTTTTTCCAAGCATTGATTTACGACGTTTCTCTACACAAGCTATCGATTGTTTCTGTCCTATTCTGGACTGATGGTAACACTCGTTTGAGCAATAAATACGTTTTATGTTTCTATATTCAAACGAGATTTCACATTGTTTACATACATGTTTATTCATATTTGTAAGTATAAATCAACAACGTAAGAATCACTGAATTTTACGATATTGAACTACTGTTTCTGGACTGACACAACCTATTTTTTGTCTCTGCTGATTCATTAATACGAATAGTGTTTTAGTTCCGCCGATTATATTTGTAATTTTACGGAAGCCTTTACCAAGAACACGAGCTTGAAGACCTATAGTATTGGTATCGTAATCGCCTTCTAGTTCTGCTTTTGGAGAAGAAGCAGCTACGCTATCCCAAATAATAGTTACAGGTACATCCTTATTCATTGATTTAGCTTTAACGATTACAGTTTCTGCGTGTTCAAAAATCTCTTCTGTACAAGTAGACTGAATAAATACGAAATTTTTAGCGACATCAATTCCAATAAGCTTTAGATTATCTAATGAAGTTGCATTTTCTGTATCTATATAAACAACGATGCCACCCATTCTTTGGGTATGTTTAGCTATTTCAAAGCCAATGTGTGATTTACCGATAGAAGGTGGTCCTTGTATTTCTATAATTCTTCCTTCTGGTAAGCCGCCATCTCTTACATTTGAAAGAATATAATTTAATTGTTTTGAACCTGTAGAAACCCAACGATGAATATTTGTTGGAGCATCATCACTACTAAGATTAAAAGCTACTTTTTCGTTATGTTTTTTATTAATTTCTTTTATGAGTTCGCTAGCGAAATCATCTACTATATCTGTTTGAGTAGTAGAATTTTTTGGTTGTTTTGCCATAATATACCTCAACTGTTATTATAGTAGACTAAAAATTTAATGTTAACAGACATGAATAAGAACAAAAAAAAGACCGCATTTTCATGCGGTCTTCTGTGGTTAAGATGTTAGGACAGGAGGAACATTATTTTTTTACATCTTAACAACAACTCAATCATCTAGTGCAGAGAAAGCATCATCAATTTGTTTTTTGCTGTTCTTTCTAACTGCCGGTTTTTTTTCTTCTGAAACCGTTTCTTCTTGGCTAGATGACGTTTTATCTGAAACCTCCATTGACTCTACAAGAGATGACTTACTTGCTAAGAAGTTTTCGATGATTTCATTCATTTGTTCAGAAGATTTTACTTGTGATTTGAAAATTTCTTCAAGATTTGGAATTTGTTCAAGAACCTTTGAACGTTCTGAATCTGAACCAAGTAGAGGACTTGGTTTACGGCGGGGCTGAAGCTTGAGATCCTTAACAGCGAAACCATTGAAGGTCTTATCAGTAGGGGTTACAGTTACTGTAAAATCATAACCGTCTACTGGGTCTGTAAGATCTTCATCAGCATAGTCTGGATGAGCGAAAACGCCATACAGGTCTTTTAGCATTTTGCTATTGAACTCCCATAGCTGAACACCCTTGGATTCTTCACCACGAACAAGGATTGGGATATAGTAGCGTTCACGAGGCTGAAGCTGTAGAAAGAGCTTCCATGAAGCCTTGCTGCTGCGATCTTTACGAAGATCAGTAAGCATTTCAAAGATTGGATCTGGAAGATTAAATTGAGCAGGAGCTACGAAACGACGCTCTGAAAGAAGACGACTATCGTAATATGAAACTTCCTGTACTGGTTGACCATTTGAATCCTTATATGGAAGAATTCGGATATCGTGTTGTCCGATCTGTGGTTTCCAATAAGTTAGTTTTGGTCTATTAGATTCTGATGTTGTTGTTTTGGCTTTACGGTCGCCGGATAGAGCGGCGATTTTACGTTTAATTGATTCGATATCGTATGACATGTTTTATTTTCTTTCTTTGGTTAGGGTTGCACTAATGGCGTTTGAAAAATAAGTTAAATTGTTAATAAATGGGTTGCACTAGTGGCAATGATAAATATGTGTTATTCAAAGCAAATTGTTCAAGTTTGCATAAGATTTTTAACACCATTATACTTCACACAAGATGCTCTAACTGCTTGCTGCAAAATGATACCAAGCCAGCTTTCCTTGTAAGAAGGAACATATGAAATAGTCTCATTTGATTTTACATTTAGAGATGAAATAGAACCAATTTCATCTTCAGACAAAGGACAACGATATTGACTTAGCCAATGTAATGAACGATTAGCAACAGACAAATTATATAGTTCTGGATTGATCTCGTAAATCATTCCTTTGTCCCTGTGCCATTGAGAGTTTTGTGGCAAATAATAATCTTCTTCTTTTGTTCCTAGTTTACCGATGTCATGAAATAAACCAGCGATAATAAGACTATCAACTGGAATATCTGCTCCATATAGTTTGGACAACTCTTTCATAAGTTTTACAACATTAAGGCTATGCCAAACTAATCCTCCAGGAAAACAACCAATGTACTCGGTTTTTGTCGAAGCAGGACAAACGGCAGCACGATCTACAACATCTTCACAAAGCTCTAACAAAGCTGCTTGTTTATCTTCGTCTTCTATCTTGGAAACAATATTTTTAAAATTGTTCCAATTAGTAGTAATCTTTTGTACTATTTGATCGTTCATTTATTCCTCAGTATCTATTAGTAACAAACAGA